TTACCATACACTCAATTTATTAATAGAAAAATTTGGAAATGAAATATAATTATTTGAAACTGGCTTTATAGCAAGATTTTAATAATTATATTTTATAAACAAAATGTGACTTATAGATATGGAATAAATAAACATGAAAACAGTTCAAGCGATTAGAAATAAAGTGTTAATTGATAGAATAAAAAGTTATCTAAAGGGCAAAAATACAAGAGACTATATATTATTTTTGCTAGGAATTAACACAGGTCTAAGAATATCAGACCTATTAAATTTAAAAGTATCTGATATTAAAAATATTATTTATGTAAGAGAAAAAAAGACAGGCAAAGAAAATTTTATATTATTAAATAAAACAGTAAAAAGAGAATTGAATAAATACATAATCACAAAAAAGTATGATGATTTTTTATTTACAGCAAGATATACAAATAAAAAATTAAGCAGAATAAGAGCTTATAAAATACTTAAAGAAGTTGGGAAAGTATTTAACATAAGTCATTTTGGATGTCATTCCCTTAGAAAAACATTTGGATATAATTTTTATAAAAAATATAAAGACATAGCTGCATTAATGGATATTTTGAATCATTCTCAGGAAATAGTAACAATGAGATATATAGGAATAACACAAGAGATTAAAGATAATTATATGAAAAATTTTAGTTTATGAGGTGAAAAATGAATTAATGATACTAATAAAATAAAATTAATTGAGATAAAATTTAAATTATGGATAAAATAAATTACTATAAACAAGCAAGTAACAAAAATAAAAAAAGTAAATATATTGACTGGATTGCATTAAAAAATGAATATATTACAACAAATATATCTATTCAAAAGTTAGCTAATAAACACAAAATCTCTTATCATGCTTTGAAAGATAGAGCATATAATGGAAAATGGAAACAAGAGAAAAATAAAAGACTTGAAGAAATAGAGAAAAGAACAGTTGAAAAAAGTATTGATTTAATAGCAGAAAAAAAATCAAAAGCACTAGAAAATCACTTTAAAATATCTGAATATCTATTATACAAAATAGGCAATTCTTTAAAAAATGAAAAAGAATTTAATATATTTGTTGAAAAAGTGAAGACTGGATTAAGTAAAGAAGAATTAAAAGAATTTACATTTGATTCACTGAATGATAAAAAATTATTAAATGTTGTAAATTCATTTGAAAAAATTCAAAAATTGCAAAGACAGACATTAGGTATACAGGATTTGAAAGATGAAATTAGTGCAGAACAAAGACAAAAACAACTGGATCACAACATTGAAACAGATAAAAAGAAACTTGAACTTGAAGAAAAGAAATTGAATACTGAAAATAATGCAGAAGAAGCAACAAAAGCAATAAAAGAATATTTAGAAGCAACAAGACCAACAAAAGAATTTTTAGATAGCGTATTTGATGATGACGAGAACAAAGAAAAAGAATAATGCAGCTTTTAAGTTTCAACAGTATTCAAAAAAACAGAATAAATTAAAATTCTTTTGGGAACATCCAAAATTTAAAGATTACGATATTGTAATTGCAGATGGAAGCATAAGAGCAGGAAAAACAATTGCATGTATAGATTCATTTCTGAATTGGTCACAGACTAATTTTAATAATGAGTCTTTTATTATAGCAGGAAAAAGCATGGGAGCATTAAAAAGAAATGTAATTAAACCTATGCTTCAAATTTTAAATACATGGCACTGGCCATATAATTATAATCGCTCTGAAAATTATATTGACATAGGTCTTAATACATATTATCTTTTTGGAGCAAGCACAGAAGCAAGTCAAGACGTATTACAAGGCTTGACAGCAGCGGGAGCATATGGAGATGAAGCTCCATTATTTCCAAGAAATTTTCTTGACCAAATGATTGGAAGATGTAGTGTTGAAGGTGCAAAAATATTTTTAAATGACAATCCACAAGGGCCATATCATTATTTCAAGACTGAGTTTATAGATAAAGCTGTAGAAAAATTTATATACTATCTACACTTTACAATGGATGATAACTTGACTCTATCTGAAAAAGTAAAAGATAGATACAAAAGAATGTTCTCAGGTGTATTTTTCAAAAGATATATTCTTGGTTTGTGGGTTATGGCGGAAGGGATTATTTATGGCATGTTTGATGAAAAAAGACATGTCATGAATACAGCTACTATAAAATCATTTGATCAGAATTATATATCAATTGACTATGGTGTATACAATGCTTTTAGTGCTGGACTATGGGGATTAAATAGTAGTATATGGCATAGAATGAAAGAGTATTATTACAGTGGAAAAGAATCAGGAAAGCAGCTAGACAATGAAGAATATTACAAAAAAATTGTAGAATTAGCTGGAAATAGAAATATAAGAGGTTTAATTATAGACCCTTCTGCAAGTTCTTTTATTTCTACAATAAAAAAGTATGGAAAATTCAATGTAATAAAAGCCAAAAATGATGTAAGTGAAGGAATAGAAAACACTTCAACAGCATTGAATGAAGATAAAATAAAAATAGATAGCAGTTGCAAAGACACGATAAAAGAATTTCATACATATAGTTGGGATGAAAAAGCCTCTTTGAGAGGAGAAGACAAGCCAATAAAAGAGTTTGACCATGCTATGGATGACATACGTTATTTTATAAATACAATAATTTACAACAAAAAAGTATTAGGATGGAAAGGAAAAAAAGCATGTTAAAATCACTAGAAACATTAAAAAGACTGAAAGACAGAAATATGATAAATGACCAGGAAGAAATAAAACTAAGAGCAAATATACAAAGAAATAATCTAAGTGCAGATTTGACTATTAGTCTGATATCTAGATTGTCAGATCGAATAAGTGAATTAGAAAATAAACTTATAAATGCAAAAGAAGCAGAACCAGAAGCAAAAAATAAAAAAGCAATAAAACAAACTGTATTTCCAGATTCATCATCTTTAAAATAAAAAGGAATAGCCAATATGGAATTATCTATAGAAAAAGTAATCAAGTTAATCATAGAAAAGAAAAAAGTAGAATACAAAGGGCGTAGATACTATTATTACAAGCCTGAAAAAATCCAAGCATATCAGGAATACTATGACAAAGGTCAAATAAAAACCAGACAAATAGAAAACACACAAGAAGTGTATACAAATTGGTTTAAAGTTCTTGTAAATCAAAAAATAGATTATTCACTTTCAAAGCCTGTCACAGTCAAGCCTAATATTCCCACAGAATTCAATATAGAAGATATAGTCGATAAAGTATCTTTAAACGCCTCTATGGATAGTATTGGCTGGATACAGATATATATAAATAGACAAAATAAGCTAGACTGGATTATAAGAAATGACTCTCAAACAATCTCTGTCTATGATGAATATAAAAAATACATAGAAAAAGTAATATATTTCTGGGAAGATGAAGAATTAAATAAGGATAAGCAAGAAAGTGAAAAAATATATAATGTGCAGGTTTGGGACAATGTGCAGGTAACTGAATTTAGCATAAAAGATAATAAACTTTATGGCACTGTAAGCACTAAAAATCATTATTTAGAAGTAATAAAATATAGGGATGTAGAAGAAGAAATAAATCCTAAAAGTTTTGGGTTTGTACCTTTTATTCCACTTTATAATAATAAAAATCATGAATCAGATCTGGAAGGAATAGATATTCTTTTAGACTGCTACAATGAAATTTCAACAGGATTCATAAACAATGTCAGGAAATTTCAAGAAATGGTAATGAAATTAGTTGGCTATGGTGGGCAGGATTTAGAAGAATTTGTTGAACAGCTTAAAAAGTATAAAGTAATTCCAGTAGATGAAAATGGTGACTTTGATTATGTAAAAGTTGATATTCCAGTAGAAGCAAGAAAAGTTTTAATGGAAATCATCCAGAAAAATATATTTATACTGGGAAGAGGCATTGACCCTGCAATGGATTTTGGAGGCTCTAATATTACAAATGTCCTGATAAAATCTAAATATGCTAATCTGGATATGAAATGTTCTGATATGGAAAAGCAGATCAGACTATTTTACAAACAATTAATTATGGTAATAAATCTGTACTATCAGCTAAGCATAGATGATGAAATAAAATTTACCAGGTCTCAGATTTTTAATGAGACTGAACAAATAGAAAATTGCCTAAAAAGCATGAATATGACAAGTATGGAAACAGTATTGGATAATCATCCATGGGTAACTGATGTAAAAAATGAATTAACTAGAATAGAAAAAGAGAAAAAAGAGGAAATTGATAATTTTAATGAAAACCCATTCCAAAGTAATCCATCTAGAGCAATACAGAAAGAGCAAAATAAGGAAATACAAGCCTAAAATATATGTATTGGCTATGTATAAATATATAAGAGGTGCTATATGCAAGAAAAAGAACCAGCTCCAACTATAGATATTTTGGAGATGGATGATATTGATGAGGATTATAAAAAAGATAATAAATCAAGTGATAATAAGACCAGATAGGTCTTTTTTATATATTCGCAATTATGCGTAAAATAATTAACCTTGCATGGACTAGACCATGTAAAAAAATGTAGAGGGAGCAAAACACATGAAAAGAGAGTTTTTACAAGAATTAAAATTAGAAGATGAAACTATAGAAAAAATAATGCAAGAGCATGGAAAAACTGTTAACAGTACAAAGAAAAAATTAGATGAAGCAGAAGAAAAGTTAAAAGCTACAACAGACAAAGTAACAGCACTAGAAGCACAAGCAGAAGAAACTAAAAAATTACTTGGAGAATCAGAAAAATTTAAGGAAGAATCTGAAGCATTCAAAGCAAAATATGCTGATTTGGAAACTAAATTTAATTCTGAGTTGGACCTGAAGAATAAAGAAATTGAAAATGTATTAAAGAAAAGTCTTATAAAAGAAAGTCTTGTTGATGCAGGAGCTAAGCATATTGACCTCCTTTTACACAAAATAAATATGGATGATGTGAAAGTTGACAATGAAAAATTATTTGGATTTGATACACAGCTAGAAAGTATCAAGACCAATTATGCTGATTTGTTTATCACAAAGGAAAATAAACAACAAGGAAATGTAGGTGGAGATAATCCACCACCTGCCAACACTGATGAATTAGATCTTTCTTTTATGGACAAATTATAAAAGATTGGAGCTGATTAAATGGCTTTTAGTAATACCGTAGAGTATGCTTTAAAATATTTGGATATGCTCGATAGAGTATATAAGGCTGGTTCTGTAACAAGCGTGTTAGAACCTGCTGCAAATTTATATAAATTTGATAGTGCAAATGAAAAAACTGTTTATATAAAAACAATTACAGCTGAAGGGCTTGGAACATACAACAGAAGTACAGGATATGATGATGGTGATTTAACAATCGCATGGGCTGCTCATACGTTCTCACAGGATAGAGGCAAAAGATTTCTTCTTGATACACAAGATGAAAAAGAAGCATATACACAAATGGCAGAAGTTGGAGCAGAATTTCAACGTGTGTATGTAAACAGCGAATTAGATGCGTATCGTTTTGAAGTACTTTGCACAAATGCAGGCAACACAGTAACAGCCGCATTGACTTATGATGATGTTATAGCAGCAATTAGAACAGGTATTCAGACATTAGACAATGCAGAAGTACCGCAAGAACAAAGAATATTATTTGTAAGTGCTGCAATTCAGCAAGCAATGGAAGATTCAGGCGAATTTTTCAAGACAATCAATGTAACTCAAAACAATGGAACAATTGATACAACTATCAAAACATTTAATAATATGCCTGTTATTCCAGTACCAAGTGGAAGATTCTATAATGATTTTGATTTTAGTGCTACAAATGGGTATAGTGTGGCTGCTGGTGGAGACGCTTTAAACTTTGTAATAGTTTATAAGCCTGCTGCAATGGCAATTGTAAAGTACAAAACAAGTAATATAATTGATGCTGCTGCAAATCAGACAGCTGATGGGTATATTTTAAAGTATCGTATTTATCATGATTGCTTCTGCCCAGCTAATAAGGTTAATGGAATATATGTTCATAAAGCAACTTAATAATCAATAAAAATAAACCAAGGCAATATTAGGACTTAACAGTCTTTTTTATTGCCTTTTTTCATAGAGAGGTGAAAAATTTGACTTACACATGGGAAGGAAAATTGACAGAAATTTTAGATAATTTGACAACAGATGAGTCTTATATGACTGTAGAATCGGAAGCAACAAGGTCTTATGTAAAAGTTCAAGCTGATGCAGAAAGAAGTTATCAAATCGTTATAGGTGATGAAGTTCAAAGCTATACAAAAGTGTATGGAGATAGGATAGAATCATACACTAAAGTAGAAGCTGATGCAACAATGAGCTATACAAAAGTATATGGAGACAGAATCGAATCTTTTACTGTAGTTGAAGCCGATGTAGTTCAATCATATACAAAAGTAGAGGCAGATGCAACAAGGTCATATCAGTTAATAAATGCAGATGAAGACCAGAGCTATATGAAAGCATTAAATGACCAAAATGAATCTTTTACTGTAGTAATTGGTGATGAAGTTCAAAGCTATATGAAAGTTGAAGCGGACGCAGACATGAGTTATGTCAAGGTTTACGGTGACAGAATTGAGTCTTACACTAAAGTAGAAGCTGATGCTGGAATGTCTTATACAAAAGTTTATGGTGATAGAGTAGAGTCTTTCATGGTTGTAGAAGCTGATGTAGTGCAGTCTTACGTAAAAGTTGAGGCTGATGCAGATAGAAGTTATGCACTTGTGCATCACAATTCAGAAGAAAGCTATATGAAAGTAGAAGCTGACGCAACAATGTCTTACATACTACTGCAAACCAGTTATCTTATGTCTATGATATTGCTACTCCCTTCAACATAAGATATAAGATAACTTTAAATATATGGGATAGGTTAACGTTGCTAATAAGAAGGCTTTCCTTGCCTTCTTCCCATAAAAAATAAGGAATCATTGCAAAGGAGAATGATAAATGAAAATAGCACATGTAACAACTTTTGGACCAAATGGATGTGGATTGTATGAAGCTTCTAGGAATATGATGAAAGCTGATTACCTAAATGGGAATGAAGTCTTTTGTGTAGACACAGGAATAAAGCCAGATAACACATATCAAGAACCACAAGTTGGAGTAATAGACAATCGCGGAGGATGGGAGATAAAAACAAGTCATCACAGTATTTTAGACAAAGTTGATTTGATAATAATGCATACATACTGTAAAGAAAATTGGTATTGTAGAAATGAAGTTCCAATGCTATGGGTAATACATGGCAGACCAGCAGCAGCATTTAGACAAGAACTAAGAGAGCCTAAATATTTGGCTTATTCTGCATATGGAAATATTTCTTTTTGGCCTAGGGTAAAAAAAGTAATCCATTTTTGGCCTGAATACAAAGTCTATTATGATGTAGTCTGCAAAGAAGGTAAACAGGCAATTATAGACTATCCTGCAATTGACACACAGAGATTTAGTGCAATTGGAAAGAAATTTGATTTAAGTTTGGGTGGAGAAAAGAAAAATTACATAGGAGAAATAAATGGTTTAATTTGCGACCCTAGAAGGGACGATATAGACCGATTTGATGTAATGGTAGGTGCTTTATATGCAGCAAAAAATATAAAAGGATTAAAATGGCACTTTTTCGGTCTAGATACTCCAATTAAAGAGGCTGAACAACGCATATTATCTGAGATAGAAAAAATAGGAGCTTTAGGAGTGAGAATTGGGCGAGTTCATACCATGGAAGACATATACAGGGCGTGTGATTTCCTATATACACCGCATTCAATTATAACTCAAACTGTTGGAGAAGCTGTAAGTTGCGGGCTTAAAGTTATCGCTCATACTGGGAATAAGTTAGCAAGTCAGACCGTAAATGTTTATAATCCAAAAGAAGTTGTGAGTGCTATAGAAAATTTAGATAAATTTGAGAATAAAAAAATACCATCTCTTAGAGAGTTTGGTGAGAAAATGAATGAAATTTACAAGGAGGTGTTGGCTTAATGGCTAATACCGATAAAGGAAATTTGATAAATATAAATTCGATTATTGAAGAAAAAGAAGGTAAAAATGGTGGAATAGTAATAAGTGATACAAATGCTCATGCTGGTACATTTACGTCAATATTAGTTACATCAAACGCTGTTATTACCGCTGTTGGAAACATAACAATAACAGCTTTGACAGTAACAGCTGGAGTAAGAATACCCGGCGAATTTACATCTATCACTTTGGCTAGTGGTAGTGTAATTGCTTATGGAACAGCAAGTTAAACAATGCTACAAAACACAATAAAGTACTATGAAAATGTTACAAATCTTGCATTAAAGAATTTATCTGAAGGTAAAAGTTTTCAATTCAGAAAATTTATGAAAAATCCTTCTTTGCTGGCTGCAAATGAATCACATTTACTAAAGTTAAATAATTCTAAAGCTGCAAGAGATATGATTAAAAAGTATCAGCAAGACATGCAAAATATGTACAAAATTGCAGTGAAAGACTATAATGCAGTACTTGCAAAGATAAAAGCCACAAACGACCCTATTTTAAAGCAAAAATTGTTAAACGATTATGCAAATGAAGGAATAAAAGGATTTACAGCAAAAAATGGAGCTAGATGGAATATAGAAACTTATTCTAATATGTACACAACACATATAAATAATGAATTAGTGAGAATGAGAGTAAGAGAAGATGCTAAAAGCAATCTATTCCAAGTGAGCGACCATGGCACTATATGTGAGTTATGTATACCTTATGAGGGTAGAATTTTGACAGGTCAAGAACTGGACGAATCTACACTATTTCACCCTCGTTGCAGGCACTATATAACGGAGGTTACAGCATGACAGAAAATGAAATAAAAGACTTAATGTTGGACAATATAGCAACAGAGACACCTCTAAGAGTATGGAAACGTCGTCTAATTGTGGCTTTGACAAAAGAAGAAAAAGAAAAATGTAAAGCAAAAATTAAAGAGTATGAAAGGATATATGATAGATGATTACTCTTACAGAAGCAAAAACTTTATTATTTCTGACAGATACAACATATGATACTTTTATAAATTTTAATATCCCTTTAGTTATCAATTCTATCTGTGATTACTGCAAAAATCATTTTCTAAATGAAGATATTTACATTATTTCAGATGAGGTAATATTTGCAAATGCAGACAATTCAATCACTATTGCTGATTTTGATAGTGAATTTGTTGCAGGAGATTATATAAGAATTTATGAGAGTGATAGAAACAACGGATATGCAAAGATAGACAGCATAGATAGTACTAAGTTAGTTGTATCTGGAATTGATATTATAGATGAAACCGTAGACATTAATATTGCAATATATCTAAGTGATTATCCAAAAGCATTAAAGCTCACAGCCTCCAAGATGTTAAAATTTCTAATTGATAATCACGACCCCTTTTTAAAAGCTGAAAGAATAGATGATTATGCTGTCACATATTCTGATGAAAATCTTGTTTACGGTTTCCCAAAAAAAATTATGTCTAGTTTAGATAGGTTGTACAAAAACGTGTATTTAAAAGAGATACACACATATGACTATTAAAAGGATGGTGATATTATGGCAACAGTAGCATTGACACCTGAGGAATGCTCATATACAGGTATGGAGGGACATTCTGATACTGGCGAATACGACGCAGCTACAGCAACAGATGGATTTGAGTTTGTAAATGATGGTAATACTATTATTCATATCAAAAACGCAGATGCCGGGACAATTACCGCGACTGTAGACAATCCTCAGGCATGTAATTTTGG